CCTCCCCGATTGCATTTGCGTAAGCCTGTTGAACAACACTTCCTTCTGGAAGAATCTGCAAACATCTAACGATATCCTCGCAAACCTTTTTGAACAAGATCATAGAGGCATTAGTAATATCGTAGATAGCATTGTTGCCAGCCGCAATAGCCTGCTGCTGAACTCCAACAAGGGTATCGCCTTTAGGGGTTGTACCATCCATCATCTCGTTAATACCCGTAGCGTCACGGATCATTCTCAAGTAGTGGTTGTACAAACCAATAAGCTCGTTGATATTACGAATAGAGTTACCGATCTCTCGAACAGGGGGGTTCTGGAATCCACCCTCTGGGTTCTTAGATCTGTAGTAGAACACCCCAGTCTTCTCGTAGATATCGTGCAAGTCAAGCGGCTCAAGCTCGCCACCTTTACCAAGCTGCACGTTCTCCAAACCTTCGATATCGATAATCAGACCATCAGGCTTTGCCTTTGCGATTGCTTGCTGCAACTTCAAGTGAGTGATCTGAAGCATATCGGCAAACCCAACACAGCTCTCAACCATCGACTTGGGTTGCATTCTGCGAAGGTTAGTGGATACAACACTGTAAGAAAGCCTAGCCCTGGTTAGGTCGTGAGCATTCTTAGGTGTGTTCTTTTTCATCCCATAGCCAAATAGATAGCCACAACCCAAAACGTAAGTACCACCATAAACAGTAACCACATCCATTTTGTGTGGCGTTCTATCATAGATGCTCCCCCTCTTCTCCTTGTACTTATAGCCTTCATAATAAAAGCCAGTATTCCCATATCTGTTTTCTTTTTCTTCGAAGTGCATACAATCGACAGAAAGAAACTCAAACTCCAAAATATCTACCATGTACTCATCGTACCCGTAGACATTCTTGTTCATATACTTATCGTAGTCTTTATTGTAAATCTTGCTACTGTCGTTGTAGCTTTTATGCTTTGACTTCTCTGCAATCTTTTTATACTGCTCTTCAGTAAGCTGATCCCCAGCAAGTCTCTTTAATTCTTGAATACTAATACGCTTAATGTGACCAGCGTACGTAATGTCATCAAAGTTCGGGTCTTCTGTGTGAGAATGAATAAACGTGCTAGGGTCTACGTACTCGGTCTTAATACCGTAGTTAGGGTCGTTACTTCTTTTAATGACAGACATACCTAAAGAGGCGAGGTCATTAACGCAACGTCTAAAGGTATTGTCGTAGAAATTGTTCCAAGTTAGAGTAAGATTGGTTGCAATCTGACCAGAAATCTCAGCGTCAGTCTTGATGTTTGTTTCAAGAAAGATCTCTGCCTCTTCTAAAGTGTCTGGTAAGTTGTCTGGGTCTTCATCTAACACCAGACCACCAGTAAGTTGCTTAAGCTGTTCAAGCTGTGGTTTGAGCTGCGTCTGTACTCTAATTCTGTTTTTCTCTCTGTCTTTCTCAGAAGAAGACAAAGGATCTACCGCCTCAATGTTAGGGTAGGGGTTTTTTGACAGAATCTTATTTACTACAATACGAACAAACTTGGGGAGAATAGGTACAGGGGTAAAATCCAAGTTTAACAAGCTGCCATCCCCATCGTTAGGGTTTAGCGCAGTAAGCAGACTTTTGTATATAGTGGTGTCTTGGGTTCCGTTAGCGTAATCCCTGTTCACCTCGAACTGATCATTACGTCTTTTATACAAAGAGTTTTGATCATCAAGTGTACCCCATTGGTTTTCAATAGCGCGGGCGTACCTCAGCCCATACTCTTTCTTAACCTTTTGATCTTGTGGGGCGAGTGGATCAGGAAAGTTTCTCCCTTCCTTCTTCTTATTCTTATACATTATTCACACAAGATATTAAGTATTGCAAATATAGTTATATTGCCAGACTGCTATCCGCGTGTCTTGTGCCGCCTGAAAAACTTTCTTTCGTCAAACCTAGCAGCTTCTTTTTTAGGTTTAAACTTCTGAGCAGCAAGCAAAGCCAAACCAGAACTAATAGTGAGGTCAAACTTAGTACGCTTGTCTATCTTATACCCTATCCAGTCCTCTAGCGTTTTATTAAAATACATCCCACCGTACTCACCAGTATCAGCATTAAAACCTACATGGTCATGTATGTATTGCTCGATTGCTTGTGCGTGAGACTGAATAACATCTTGTGAGTTAGACGGGATACCTTTAGTCTTGACATTTACTCTAGAGTTGGGGTTGGATAAGTGTTGCGGTCTCTCCATCAAATAACCGTCATACCCCCTCTCTTCAAAGTACCTAGCTATCCCATACTTGTTGTTCTCTATGAGCAGCGGATACCCGTAATAAAAAGCACACATCAGTACGTCTTCGTAAAAGATCTTTGCTAGGTCTGGGCGGGCTGCATATTCCACAACAAACATATTAGATGCCCCATCTAGGTTGAACTTGTTGTACATGTGCAAAGCCCCTTTAGATCCCCGCCCATCTACAGTAGCATCGATATCGTAGCTATCCACACCACCACACCCGTAGTTAGCATTACCTGGTGATCTCTTCCCTCTAACATCGATAACTTTGTTTCTGTTCTCAGGGTGTGGCATCCAGCTAACTCTAAACCTACCAGTATTGTTAGGGGAGAAGATTACTTCTTTATCTTTCTCCTTCCACATAAAGTTACCCCTAACTACAGGGTTGGGGTATAGCTCATCATTGTAATCGATCTGCTCGTAGATCTTACCGATGTTAAACAAACTCCCCTCAACACTATCTCTAAATGCTTCTTCTGGGGTAAATGGAAACTGACGTATAACCTCGTTCAGGTCTTTAGCACTGTTCTTAAATGCAGCCCTTTCGTTCTTCAAATAAGTTTTAGCCCCTTGCTCTACAAAATCCCCATCGATTGTTTCTACAGGAAATTCGGGATCATCAACGATAGGTAACCCATACTTGTCAAAGAAACCTTCTAGTGAGTCGTAAGCTGGTACAAATAGTCTGTACAACCCAGACTTAGTCCTCCCATTCTGATTCCTCTCCAAAGGGTTGGACTCCCCCCATAGAACCTTGAACTCCTCTCCACCTTTGTCCATTGGATTTACGGTGCTTCCTACTAGAGCCTTTCCCACGATCTTTCGACCGACGATTAGACACGTTCTTTGAATCCTCCAGGCTTCCCTGATGTCTGTAGGTTTTTCCCATTTTCCTGCTTCATCTAAGTAAAACAAATGTAGCTTCTCACCATCGTATGCGTTGTTAGTGGTAGCCTTCCAGTTTATAACTGTATTCAAAGCCTCCCCTCTCTGAGAGGTCTTATTATTTTTAGTTATTCGTTTTGATGGTTCTCGGAACGCTAGTTCCATGCGCGGGTTAGTTGTACCATCTTGAATAGGTTTAAAAAAGAAAGGGTATGCTCTGTGCATCTGCACAACCTTCTTCATAAAGATATTCTCTTGAGCATCCTTTGCTGTCTTAGATTGTATACCCAGCAGCTTGTCTTTTACTTGAGTGCCTTCATCAAGGAGAATAGATGAGCATATGTTAGTATACCCAGAACGTCTACACTTTACGTACAACTGACCTATACATCTAGAATCAGCTTCACATGCTGCAAAGTGAATAAAGATCTTTCTCTGGAAATCCAAGTAATCTGGAGCGCCGATATCAAATCTGCTCCATTGCAAAGTCATGTAGTGCCTACCTGTAATATAAGTAGCCACCCCGTTGTTCATAAACCAAAAGCCATCACGCCTTCGTTTAAACTCTTCTTCAATGTATGGGGAGTACTTAGATCTAAACTCTCGTGGCATCTCCAACCACTCATCCATAGACTTAATACGTCTAATCTCTTCTGGGATGGGGAGCCTCTCCCAATACTGCTCAGACTTTTTCTTTGACCTTTTGTATACAGACTTAGGTTTAGCAGGCAGGGCAATAGGGATATCCCCTATCTCCACAACCTCCCCAAAAGTCCCGTTAGGACAAATAACAATAGGGGTGGTACTGTCCATGACTACAGCTTAGGACACTTGACAATAGAAGGTTTCTTCTTTTTCATGCAGTCACAATCAAGGTGACCTGTCCCTGGAAACTTCACTGGTTCAAACTGTCTAGTAGTGTAGCATCCGCTGCAAAGAACAACGATAAGAATAGATAGAATCAGTTTCATTTTTTTGCGTTTCGCTCTGCCCATCCACTGCTAAAGTCTCCGTCTTTCTCACCGTCAAATGTGCCAGACTTAAGATCCTTTACCATCTGCTCGAGCTTCTGTCTTTCGACAAGCAACTCCTTGCAGTCAATGGCAGTTTGTTTAATAGATTGTAATTCTGCTTTTCTAGCTGACCCGTTTATCTCAGGGTCTACAGGTTTACGGATCTCGGTGATCATGTTGTTGATCGCCTCCTCCATACTCCCCATCAACCTTTCGGCTGCATCAATCGTTGTGAACTTCTTCCTCGACATACAGCAAATCGATTGCTCGAACACGGTAGTACTCCACCTCGTCGATAGTAATGCGGTAATCTCTGTTCTCTTTGAACCCAACGATATCGTCTTTCTTAACGCCTAGGTATTCACCCCAAGGCGTATCGAAAGCTACTCTCCCTTTCCTTGGGAGTCTTTCTTCAAGCTCTACAAGTTCGATAGAGTCAGACTGTACATCGCTCTCTTCTTCTACGCTAGTAAGCAGCACCCACCCAGCGAGAGGATGTACCTCACCTGTGTCTTTGCACTTGTATGCGATAGCTTGATTGTTGATAGTGTGCTCGTCGTCATAACGAACCAAGTAGTGGTTGTCATTCCCAGTCAAGACCTGACCCTCGTTCATAACAACTAAGTGGTGAAAGTACAGAGTATCCCCAGCTTTTGCCCCAGTATTGTATTTACCAGGGGAAGCTACTATTGGGCCTTCTGTTACTCTGTGTTCAAACTGATTGAACTTTGTGTCAATGTAAAGTTCCAGACCGCTTTCGGTCTTAATGGTATCATTGGTTTGGGATTCCAGCTCAACGATAAACAGATCTAAAGTTTTCATTTTAATTAGTAGCCGCCACCTCCACCGCCTCCACTTGAAGTCATAATAGTGGGGGTTGACGATATTGATTGAATTTTACTTTGCCTTAATTGATCGGCTCTTAACTCGGCTTGAATGGAAGCAACCTTTTGAGCAGCTTCATCATTTACAGGAATTAAAGTAGAATGACTAACTGTCGAATGACGAGGTCCAACCATTGCGCCAGAATCAACATGCACATGATACAAACCAGTGTATGAAGTTCCGTTTGGTAAAACAAACTCAGATCCGTCAGTAGTTAGATTATTTCTAGTCATCAGAACTTTAAATCGTATTCTATAGTGCAGGGCATATTTTCTACAGACTTCCAAGGTACAACCCCATCATCTGTCTGGAGGTATACAATGTACCTATCCCCACCAGTTTTATGTTCGTAGTATTCGTCTTTGAGAATAGCAGATACTTCACCACTACCCGCTCTCATACCCACGTAGTAGGCCATACCATCTTTCGGATCTCTCCCAAGGATGATCTTTCTAATCAGTCCGTCTTGTTGATTCATGTCAATTCAAAAAGAAACCAAGGTCTTCGTCGTATCCATCGTCAGACTGGTTCTTCTGTTTTTTAAACTCCTCCTTAACAAGCTCACACAACTCATCAATCTCTGATTCATCGCAGATATTAAACGTGTGCATCACTCTCATCTTTGCTCTATCTTCATCGATCTCTTCGATCAACCCGACAGAAAAAATAGATACAGCCTTTTCTCTGACATCGTGCTTATCAAGTAAGTTCTCTAACTTTACAGCGATAAGCTTAAGTTCTTTGAAGAATTGGAGGTTGTCGTCCATAAAATAGATTTTAATCAAATATACGAAAATGCGGAGGGACAAGAAAAAGATGTTCCGTGAGTTTGCCAAGAGAAGCAAATCACTTGTTGACAACAACTACTTGAAAAACATCAAGAGGGTAAAGCAGATTGTTCAGGCAGACTTCGATGTATCTTTCTCAGATGTAGAAGTTATGCTGTGGGCTTACGACTTAGAGTTCTTTACTCTAGACTACGCCTCCAAAGAGTTAAACTTCAGTAGGCAAAACATCGCCAACAGGCATGTCTACCCATTGACTAAGGCTGGGTATATGTACAAACACTTCCCAAAGCTTTCACCATCGCAGACAATGGCCGATCATATATTTCGTGAGGAATCAAAATGGGCGTACCGAACAAGATACGCCCTGACCCCGAAGGGAAGAAAGTTAATCAAGAAAGTCTATAAGATGATGTCTTAAGACTTGCTAGACTTTTCTACTTCTTTTTTCATTTGAGCAAGCAGCCCTGGATCTTTTGCCATCTCTGGAATCATAGCACCTGCTTTGGCGTAAACCTTGCCTCCATAAGCAAACTCGGCTTTGCGTCTATAGGTAAATGTACCATCGTCAGATTTAAACAAATCATACTTTGGTGCGTTTTTATCATTTACACCTTGAGAAAAACCTTGTGACCTAAGCTCTTCATTGAGCTTTTTCAAAGCTGTGGCTTGATCTTTAGAAGAAATACTAGTAGCCCCTGGCTTTACGGGGCTTTTAGAGGTCTTGCCTCCAGCCATCATTTTCTTCTTCTTTGTTACTTTCATTTTCCTTTCTTAAATACTCTAACTGAGAGTAGTGAATATACTTTTGTCTTAATAGCTTTTACTCCGTTAGCAATCCATCCCCCGATAATCATAAAGATATATGCGGGGATTTGTACAACCAAGTAAACAACTGACACAACAAACCCGACAATTGTCCATCCGATAAGTTGAACTGTGGTCCACAGGGACTCGATCATTTTATTATAATCCATATTGTTAAAATCCAGGACACCAAAGAGATGCTCCAGGGCAAACCTTACCCTCACCCCTACCAATATTTCCAAAGTCAGTTGCTTCAGAAGAATTTCTTGGTCCTACTTTTGCAGTAGTGCGTTTAGTTCTTTTTAAAGACTCAGCATCTTCTGGTGAAATTTCAAGCAAGAAACTACCAAAGATATCTTGAGATGTCATCTCACCATCTACATTTTCTTTCGGAGACCTGCTAAGAGCTCTTTCTTCCTGTGCAGACAAATCAAATCTAATCCTCCCTTTATCATCTACATAAGTAGGGAACTGATCAGCAAATTGACCTACAGCAGCAGCTCGAAGCTGTAAGGCATTTTCCCCAGTAAAAGCGGCTGGGCTATTAAAAGCGTTTTCAAGTTGAGCAAGAGAGCTGTAAGTAGTGTACCCCCCTTTCCCTTTCTTATCTGAAGTCTTTACTGCAAAAGCATACGGTGATCCAGCAGCTTTTGACGTTTGATAAAACAACACATTGTCTCTAGGTTGAGCCACAGAAGATATACCCTCAGCACCTCTAGAGTAGTCAACAGAAGGGGAGGAGCTACCAGCAAGATCAAAAGAAAACATTGTAGGTGCGGCTTCTGCTTCTTGCCGCATTTGCTCCTGCTCGGCTCGATTAGTTCTAGCCCTTTGTCTTTCTAGCAATCCAAACAGTCCACCATTTTGATATGTAGACTTTAAAGTCCTCATTAACCTTGACCACCCTGCAACATCTCCATCAGTTGCTGGTTGATTCTAGCAATAAGTTGTGCTGCTTGTTCTGCTGGGATTTGACGAACGATATCTACAAACATTTGCATTTGTTCTTGCGCTGCCATGGCAGCTTCGTCAGGCTCACCGCCGCCTCTTTGTTGAGAAGCCATCTCTCTTGCCATGTCTCCTTTTGGAGGATTAAAGCGCATAGCGCCACCCTCTTGAAACATTTGGTCTCTTTTGGGCATCATGCCACCACCAGGCATCTTTTTTTCTTTGTGATACATATTACTGTGCTATAAATACTTCTAATTGAACAGTACCTGAGTTGGCATCTGCCTTGATTGAATCGATATTTGCTAGAGAAGCAGATTGGCTACCAGTAGCATTGGCATCCATAAGGCTGTTCCCTAAGATAAAACTATCGCCAGCTTCGAGCTTGACGAAATATTCTTCACTATTGCCAAGTACTCTAAGGGTTGCAAACTCAGACGCATCCAAGTTAGTTACTCTCAAGTACTTAACACTGCCGTCAACAAACTGACCCGCAGCAATTGTTGAGTCAAACAATACAATTGAATGCTCCGCTGTAGTAGCGGTCATAATACGGTGGTCTACTTGAGTAACACTAGAGATTGTCTCTACGTTAGTAGCACCGTGATTCTTGTTATTGAGCGTAACGCTCTCTGTAATTGTTACTGTCAGATCAGCCATGCTGCAAATATAATACTATTAAAATTTAGGAACTGGACTTATTGTAGTAGGTTTCCTTGTCAAAGACACGCCCGCACTGTCAAGTTCTTGCTGGGTGGGGAAAAAACCAAAGAATGCAGAATCTACATCAGGTAACTTATCACCCCCTCCAAAAAGCGGTGGTCCATCGTAAGTAGTCATACTTTCATTAAAAGCTCTGATTCTATCTGCTCTATCTTTACTTTTACCTGCCCAGTGGTAGTTAGCCCAATAATCTTGAAGACTCATCTTACCAGAAACTAGATCTGGATTTTTATGCGGCCCTTGAATCATATCTGCCACCATAAGAAGATCCTGTTGCTCTCTAGTTAGATCATCAACTTTAAGAGACTCGTCATTAATAAAGTCAGGTACAGAATAGCCAAGAATCTCAGAAACCTTTCTAACCCTAGTCTTCATCGTCTCAAACCTAGCTGGCTCAATCTGATATAAACCTCTACCAGGTCCACCACCACGTTGCTTCAACTTAGGGTCCATAGTACCCATACTTTCGTGGTGAGCAATCATATTCATCACGTTTCTAAAGTCAAAGTCTACACCTTCTGGAACTCTAGTTGCATTGATGTAATCAATAAAGTCTTCTGCATTTGCTACAGGTTTTTCTTCAGGAATTTGTCCACCTTGTTGTAGCTTACCCCTCTGCTCCATAGCTAAAGCAATAGCCACTGCTTGCTTGCGTGGGTATCCTTCACCAACCAGAATAGAGATCTTATTATCTACTTTATTTTTCTTTACTCTCATGCTTGTCTTTTAATAACACGCATACCCTGAGAAGCCATTTGTACATTCTCTTGTGGGACTGCTGCAATCTCATTCATCATCATAAGAATCCCATCCTCACCATAGACCTTAAGCAGATCTTGAAGTGCTCGGTATTTTGTTGGGTCTTTCTTAGACTCTTTAATCATTTTGTTTAGAGACTTTTCGTCTAAGGTCTCTGTAAATGGATCATAGATACCAGACTCTTTTGCCTCCATTCTAACTCTATTCAACCTAGCCCTTGTTTCGCTAGGGTCTGAAACATATTCTATATAAGTCTTATCAGACTCACTTAGGTTTTCAGGTTGTTGCTTTTTAGAACTCTCCATAAGTTCTCTATCCTTCAAAGGGATAAGATTAATCTCACCTATTTCAAAAGCTCTATCTCCCGAAGTTTTTGCTCTCCCCGTTTTTCCACCCTCATAAGAAGTGTAAACGCTTGAATCAGAAGAATGAGACAGCTCTTCTAGTTCAGTCCTTCTCATTTGATCTTGATAAATCTCTTCTATTTTTTCGTCAGAAAGATTTGGGTATTCTAATTTTAATGCTTTTTTATATTCTTCTTCACTAAGAACAGATATAGTTGGGTTTTTGGTAGACACACTAGATGAAATTCCAAAAGCAGGTTTGTCATCTATAGTATGAAAAGTCTTTTCTGGAGTTAGTTCTATGTTAGATCTCCTTATACCACTAATAGTAGGGGAGGAGTAACCCATCCTGTTAAGCTCTTCAGCAAGCTGTTGCCTGCTAAGAGATACTCGATCAGACCCAAACGGCAAGTCCCGACCAAGTATTAAAGAAATACCAAAGCGTTCTATACCTGGCGGTGCGTTATAGTACCCAAGTTCACTGGCTCTTTTTCTATATTCTGGAGTTACAAATTCAAAACTTGCTCTGTCTTCAGAAGATAAACTCTCACTTATAATGTCCCCAACTGAATCTCTAAAATATGTAGATTCAGTCAGAATATTAAAAGCGTTATTAAAGCTTTCTGTATCAACTCTTTCTTCGTAGTCTTTTTCTGCTTTTGTTAAAACACCTTTAAAATCCTCAACAGATATACCAGCTTCTGCCAAAGCATCTGTTATCCTTTGATAATCTTCTTCACTTCTAAGAAAACCTTGATACGCACTTACTTTGTCTTTTACGGATAGCGGAGTACCGTAAGTTATATAGTCATCATATTTGTCACGGTTAATATGAAAATCAGCTTTTTGATTTACAGTAAGCTGATTATATCTCTCCATCTCTTCAGGTTTATTCGAATAATAGCTAGATCTATCTTTTCCTTCGTTTTGGTATCTAATATAATCTTCAATAACTTCAGGTAAGTGGGTATGACCATATCTATCTCCTAGAAATGCTTCATAAACATCTGTAGCTTTCTCTGTTACATATCTATCAAGAGCACTTTTATCTCTCTGTTCAGTTCGATAGGTTCCTTCTCCCCTTACAAGATTGTCATACACATCCTCTTCACCAGACATCATTCTCTGGTACATCGGTGATTCCATCCATTTAGTAAGGAATTCTCTAGCACTAGGCTTTTCTTTGGGTGGGTCTACCTCTCCACCTACATCAAATCTTTTAGTTCTCATCTTACCACAACCACAATCTTTCTTCTTGGACTTCATCAATACCCGTATTCAGCTTCCATCAGATCCATAAATACTTTCTTCTGCTCATCACTCCCTTCTTTAGAAAGGTAGTTAGCATACTTTGCCAATCCCCTGGTGTTGTTAGAAGCATTTTTATTCT